CAATCGCAAGCTTATAAAGCAGGTATAACTCCTCGTTCAAAGGAGTCTATGGCTTGGTTTAGAAAAAAGCTAAAGAGTATGACTGATATTAATCGTCAAAGATTGTTAAAAGATCCGGCTGTATCTAAACAAAGTACACCGAAACCAGGTGATATGTATATGTTTTTCTATGATGCAAAACATAAAGCCAAGTTACCATATTATGATCAGTTTCCACTTATTATTTTGGCAGACGATGCAAAAGGTGGATTCTATGGATTAAATGTACATTATTTACCGTTAACATTACGAGCTAAGTTTTTTGATTCTTTACTTGAAACAGTATCTGATAAAAGATATAATGAGCAGACAAGATTCAGAGCACGTTATAAAGCATTAAAGAGTGTACAAAAATTAAAATATTTTAAACCATGCTTTAAACATTATTTAAGCTCACAAGTACAAAGTGGTATTGTAAAAGTCGAACCATCTGAATGGGAGATTGCAATGTTTATGCCTGTACAACAATTTAAAGGTGCAAGTGATAGACAAGTATGGAAAGATAGTAAGGATATGATAGGATAATGGCAACTTTAGATGCAAATATAGATACGTTTAAGGCAATGATGAGTCGTAGATCTGGTTTAGCACAAGCTAACAGATATGCAGTATTCATGAATTTGCCATTAATATCGATTAATCCCGGAACAATTTTAACAAATTTAATTTCTGGTAACCGTAATCCACTACAATTATTCAATGATCCAAGAGATATTGGAATGTTAGCTGAGATTGTTTCATTACCAGGTAGAACTATTCAAACAGCAGAATATGCTACAAATATGAAAGTTCGTAAAATGCCACAAGGTTATGTAAGTGATGATGTAACTATTACATTTTTATTAACTGGTGATATGTACATTAAAAATATTATGGAACAGTGGCAAGAATCACTTATTGATACAAGTAGAAAAGCACAAAAATATAAAAAAGACGGTGTCTCTGATATGTTAATTCAAACATTAAATAAAGAGAACAACGCAAACTATACAATTAAATTAAAAAATGTATTTCCAACTTCGGTAAGTCAGATCGATCTTGGAAATAATAATGAAAATACTATTACTCGAGTGAGTGTAACATTTGCTTATGATGATTGGACAAGAGACAATGTAAGTGGTGCATTACTAGGAGCAGGACAGAGATTACTTGAAAAATTTATTTAATGGAGAATTAAATTATGGCATTACCAGTGCTGAATACAGCAACATATGAATTGACTATTCCTTCGAATAAGAAAAAAATAGAAATAAGACCATTTTTGGTTAAAGAAGAAAAAGTTTTATTAACAGTTATTGAAACAGGTAAAACTGAAGATATACAAAGAGCTACAAAAAATTTAATTGAAACTTGTACGAATGGTAAATTAGATATGAAAGAATTGACACCTTATGATGTCGATTATATCTTTTTACAAATAAGAGCAAGATCAGTTGGTGAACATGTAGCAGTTGGTTTAAAATGTACAGAATGTGAAGAAACAAATGCACATTCAATTGATATAACAGAAATTAAACCAACAGAACATGATGAAGATATTGGATTTAAATTTAATTTAACTGATGATGTTGGTGTAATAATGAGACATCCACGTGTTAAAGATATTGAACGCATGGAAACAGTTGAAAAAACAGGTGAAACTGATACAGCAGATTCTATTATTTCGATTATTGCTGCATCAATTGAATCAATCTATGACCAAGATGCAGTATATTCTGCTGAAGATCATACACCACAAGAGTTAATTGAATTTGTAAATAATTTAAGAAAGCCTCAATTAGATATTATGAATAGTTTTTTTGAAGGTATGCCAAAGGTAGCACATGATGTAACATTTAATTGTAGTAAATGTGGTCATGAAAATAATATTCATTTGGAGGGACTTTCTGATTTTTTTTAATGGCTCTGTCCCATGATAGTTTAGAAAACCGTTATAGGACAGATTTTTCATTAATGAAACATCACAATTTGAGTTTGACAGAACTCGATGGATTGATACCTTGGGAAAGAGAAATTTATTTAACATTATTGAAACAGTATGTAGAAGAAGAGAATGAACGAATTAAACAACAGAATAGAAAATTAGGAAACATGTAATGGCTACAAATAATACTAAAGATAGTTTACCAGTAGAAGAAGAAACAACTACAACTGTAACTAAACCAACTATGACACTTGATTCAGGTGGTTTATTAGGTGGTGCAGATTTAAACGGTGATGGTCATATCTCTGAAGAAGAACTTGCAATGCATTTAGAATTTAAGAGAAAAGAACTTGAAGATGCTGATGCTATGAGAGATGCTCAAAGAACTATGGCATGGTTTGCTTTATTTGGTATGTTATTATATCCTTTTGCTGTTGTTCTTGCTACATTATTAACATTAGATCAAGCTGCTAAGATTCTTGGTGATATGGCTGCTACATACTTTGTATCAGTTGCTGCTATTGTTGCTGCATTCTTTGGTGGTCAAGCTATTGTAAGTAAATCTACAAAGAAATAGAGATAAGAAATGAACACACTTTCAAATGTCATAGATGCTATAAAAGATCAAACAAAACAATCTGATGATAATTTTAAAACTCTTGGTGATTTAGTATCAGAAGGTCATAAGATTTTAAAATCTGTTGGTGATTCTATGTCATTTGCAATGACTGGTATTAAAAATCCTTCAAAGAGAAAAGCTTTTGGTGCTTCACCTCGTGGGAGTGATGGATCAATGACAAAAGGTCTTGCTCTTGAAAAAGCAAGAGAAGACAAAATGTGGAAAGAAGAATTACTTGAAGCAGTTAAAGCACTAGGTGCTGGTGGTGGAATCGGTGGTTCTACTATAGTTGGAAGCTCAAGTAAAATGCCAAAAGTTGGTAGACAAGCATTTGATTGGAAATCTATATTAACTTCTGTTGGTATTTCAGGTGCATTAGTTGGTAAGTTAGG